TTTTTGTTTTCGGACACCGCACCTTCTGGAATCTTCATCGCTAACACAGGTTTCCCTATGGCCAAGCGGCAGCGCGTCGACAGCATCACGGCGGCGCAGCGCATTGTCGCGGGTGCGGTTCGAGAGATTTTGCCGCCTGGCCATGTTTATTTGGCTGAAGGCCACTGGCCATTTTGGCGTTCGGTCGTTGCCGAATTTCCAAAAGCCGATTGGACAGATCACCAGCTTGAGATCGCGGCGCAACTGACAAAGGCGATCGCCCGCCTGGAGCGGGAAGGCAACGCGCTCGATCTGCAAAGCTCGGTCATTGAAGGCCGGGTCAATCCGCTGGTGGCGGTGGTTCGTGACTACACCAATTCGGTCATGTCGCTGCGTCGCAATCTTTCGCTTCACGCCCGTGCGCAGGGGGGGGAAGCCCGCGACGTGAGCAAGCGAAGGGATGCAGGCTTGAGCATTGAAGCGGAAGCGGGCGAGGCTACCAGCCTCCTCAACTGATGACGCGAGGCGAAAAGGTCGTTGCCTTCATATCGCAGCACTGCAACGTCCCCGAAGGGCGTCACGTCGGCAAGCCATTTCAGCTAGAGCAGTTCCAGCGCCGGTTTATTTTAGAGACCTACGACAACCCCGCTGGCACGCGGCGTTCGATTCTGAGCATAGCCCGCAAAAACGGCAAGACGGCACTTATCGCCTGCATCATCCTGGCGCACCTCGTCGGGCCGGAGGCGCGGGTTAACGCACAGCTAGTCAGCGGCGCGCGATCGCGCGAGCAGGCGGCGCTGGTGTTTGATCTAGCGTGCAAGATTATCAACGTGTCCCCTGATCTGCGGGGCCGGGTTCGCATTGTTCCATCTGGCAAAAAGCTGGTGGGGTTGAAAGCCAACACGACGTTTAAGGCGCTGGCGGCAGAGGCATCGACAACGCACGGGCTTTCCCCGGTGCTGGCGGTGCTTGACGAACTTGGCCAGGTTCGCGGGCCAAAAGACGATTTTGTTGACGCAATTACGACGGGGCAAGGGGCGTATTCCGATCCGCTGTTGATTGTCATTTCGACGCAGGCGGCAACCGATGGCGACATGTTGTCGATCTGGATTGATGACGCGAAGTCTAGCGCTGATCCGCATACAGTTTGCCACGTTTACGAAGCCGATAAGGACGCGGCACTTGACGACCCCGCGGCCTGGGCGGCGGCTAATCCTGCGCTGGGTGTCTTTCGTGATCGTGGCGATGTTGAGCGGCAATCAGCCGAAGCAATGCGGATGCCATCAGCAGAAGCGACGTTTAGGAATCTGACGCTCAACCAGCGGGTAACGGTCTTTAATCCGTTCATCTCCCGAGACGTTTGGGAGGCGAATGGCGCCGCGCCGAATGAGGAAGCGTTCGCGCGCGGCACAGTTTGGGCGGGCCTTGATTTGTCGGAAACAACCGATCTGACCGCGTTCGTCATGGTAGCGCTTTGGCAGGGCGAACTTCACGTCAAACCGACGTTCTGGATGGCTGAAGACCTGGTGGCAGACCGAGCGCGCGGCGATCGGGTGCCATACGATCTTTGGGTCAAGCAAGGCCATTTGCTGACGACGCCGGGCAAGTCGATTGATTATGAGTTTGTAGCGCATGAAATCGCGCGGCTTTGCGCGGGGCTTAACGTCAGCGGCGTGGCATTTGATCGTTACCGGATGGCGCTGTTGAAGCCACATCTTGAGCGGGCAGAGGTGACCGTGCCGCTGCATGAGTTTGGGCAAGGCTATGTGTCGATGTCGCCCGCGCTGCAATCGACAGAGATTGAAATTTTGAACGGGCGGCTGCGGCACGGCAATCACCCGGTGTTGAACATGTGTGCCGGCAACGCGGTGGTTATCAAAGACCCCGCCGGCAATCGGAAACTGGACAAGTCGCGATCGACTGGCCGCATTGACGGCATGGTCGCGCTTGCCATGGCGATAGGAGCAGCGACGATGAATCAAGCGCCTGCGCCAGTCGCCGCAACCGGGGTTATTTTCCTGTGAGCGTATGGGACAACATTGCCGGCGCATTCGGCTTCCCACCTGTGCAGAACGTTGCTGTGCCTTTGACGAACGTGACGCGCGCGTCTGGCGGCGAAGTTTGGGCATCGTTTACCGGCAACAATGATGTTCCTGGCAACTTGCCGCTGCCAACCGAAAGCACGATCCTGACGCTATCAGCGGCAGAGGCTTGCGTCGGCGTTATCAGCGGCGCGGTGGCATCGCTGCCGATGCACATTTACCGGCGCCAAGCAGACGGCGAGCGCGACCAGTTGATGTCCGATCAGCTCTGGTGGGTGCTTAACGAGGAATTTTCGCCGCGCTGGTCTGCCGCCGCTGGCTGGGAATTTCTTTGCCGATCGCGAATGTATCATGGCGACGCTTTCGCGATCATTGAACGGAACCGGGCGGGCGAGGTTATTGGGCTTGAGCCTATCCACCCGCGCCGCGTTACCGTTTACCTAACGACTGCCAAACGCCTGGTTTACGCGATCGAAGTCGAAGGCTTACCCGGCGAAGAGCGCCGCGTTCTCGACCAGGACGATATGCTGCATATCCCGAGCGACGGCTTTGATGGCTTTCGTTCGCCATCGCCGTTGCGGAATCAGCTTCGCATGATCGGCGCATCGGCGCTGGCTATGCAGCAGTACAATGCGCAGTTTTTTGCGAACAGCGCCCGGCCCGATTACGTTTTGCAGCACAAGGAAGGCGCGACACTTTCGCCGGAACAGATTGAAAACTTGCGCCAGCAAATTGCCGAAAATCACGGCGGCGTCAGTAACTCGCGCAAGCCAATGATCTTAACCGGCCTGGAATTTAAGACTGTCTCAATGCCGATCGAAGACGTGCAACTGCTGTCGCTGCGCCAGTTTGCCGTTGAGGAAGTTGCCCGCGTTTATCGCGTGCCACCGTTTATGATTGGCCACAGCGAAAAGACCACAAGCTGGGGAAGCGGCGTTGAAGCGATGGGCGTTGGCTTTGTGCGCTACACGCTGCGGCAGCATCTAAACCACTTTACCAACGAGATTAATCGTAAGTTTTTCCGCACGGCATCGCGCTTTGCCGAGTTTGACACCTCCGAGCTTGAGCGGGCTGACACCAAGTCGCTGTTCGAAAGCTACAACCTGGCGCTTGGTGGGCAGGGCCGCAAGGGCTTCATGTCTCAGAATGAAGTCCGCCGGAAGCAGAACCTCAAGCCGGTTCCCGGTGGCGATGTTGTTGATGATGGCTCGCAAGGGCCTGTAGATATGGGGGCGCAAAATGCAGCCTAACCGCTTGCTCAATCTGTTTCGCGCCAACAAGGACGTGGGGGAAAAATTCCGCGCCGAAGGCAACGTCCTTTTTGTCTATGACCACATTGTGTCGTCTAAGGCCGATGCCGGCTGGCTTGGCGGCGTTGACGCTGAAACGTTCAACCAGACACTTTCGTCCATGAATGGCGACGTGTCGGTGCGCATCAACAGCCCCGGTGGAGACGTGTTTGCGGGCATCGCGATGGCAAATGCTATCGCCGCATATCCCGGTCAAGTAACTTGCGTTGTTGATTCCTTTGCCGCTAGCGCCGCCTCAATCATTGCTATTGCTGGCGACAAAATCGAAATGGCGAAAGGCGCGCGGATGATGATCCACAAGGCGTGGACTATCGCCGCTGGCAATGCTGATGAGTTTATGAAGCAAGCCGCAACGCTGGAAGGCATCGACGCAACACTGGCGGAAAGCTACGCCGATGCCGCAGCTAAACGCGGCAAAGATAATAACGCCGATATGTTTAGCTCGCTTATGGCCGCTGAGACTTGGCTTACCGGGCAGCAGGCAATCGAAGCCGGGCTTGCCGACGAGGTGAGTGCCATTGCACCAAAGGCAATGAAGCAATGGGACTTGAGCGCATACGCCAAGCCCCCGGTGCAGGACACGAGCGTTACCATCACCATTGAAATTGAGGACGCGCCGGAAGCCCCGGAAGCGCCCGACGATCCCGCTGCACCCGATATGCCGGATGCCAGCGCCCTGAACGAGCAACGCCAGCGCATTGCAGCGCTGCGGCTCCGCACTCCTGCCTAGTTGCTCGCAAGCAAAAGCAGACACCAAGCCCGCCACCCGGCGGGCTTTTTTTATGACCTAAATGGCAAGCCGGCGATGCCGGATGCCAGCACAATGATCGAGCAATATCAGCGCATTGCAGCGCTGAAGCTCCGCACTCCTGCCTAGGCGCTCGCGCGCGAAAGCAGACACCAGGCCCGCCATCCGGCGGGCTTTTTTTATGACGAAAGGGTAACCTGATCATGTCGATCCAGGCACTCCGCGAACAGCGCGCGGCTAAAGCAAAGACGCTGAACGAACTGGTTTCGAAGGAAACGTGGAACGCTGCCAACGACCAGCCCATCTATGACGTTGGCATGGCCGAGCTGGACAGCATTGACGCGCGCATTGCGAACGTCAACGCGCTCAACGCCAAGGTCGCCGACGAAGCCATGCGCGGCAACGTCATCGAAGCTGCCGAGCGTGTCAGCCATGACAAGGGCAACGTCGGCGCGGCTGTGTTTGCCAAGTGGCTGCGGAACGGCGAGCGCTCGCTTAATGCCGATGAGCAGGCCATCTTCTACAACACAATGTCCACGACCACGGGAAGCGAAGGCGGTTATTCTGTCCCTAGCGATACGTCGTCTGCCCTTATCGAAAGCCTCAAGGCTTTTGGCGGGATGCGCGAAGTTGCCACTGTGCTGGTGACGGCCACCGGCAACCCGCTGTCGTTTTCGACCGCTGATGCCACTTCGGAAGTTGGCGAAATTGTTGCTGAAAACGCAACTGCCACCGTCCTCGATACTTCATTCAGCACCATCTCGGTTCCGGTCTACAAGTACTCGTCGAAGTCGTTCGCGGTGCCGATTGAACTGTTGCAGGACAGCAACATCGACATCGAGTCCTAC